AAGCTTCCAAGCAACGCGCCAGCGATAGCAAATGAAAAAGATGAATTGATTTCAAATATTGTCAAATCAGGAAACACCTCATATTACGATCACACTGCCCCGATAGACAGAGGAATGTGGTCGAAAAATACAACATACAGCCAAGGTGAAACCGTTTTCATACAAGTTAAAGGTATTAATTATTATTATGTTGCCAAGGTAGGAGGCGTTATATCTAATGAGCCTCCCCCGAACACTAGATACTGGGCTCCAGATCAATGCTCTAAAACTTTGAATGGTTGCAAATTTAGATGGGGGCCGGGAGCAGAGGGGCAAAAATCAAGCAGCAACGCAGGACATTTACCATTCGGAGGATTTCCGGGGATTTCTAGAAGAAGTGCTTAGTAAAACAAATAAAACTTTCATAAGGGAACACTCTTTTCGCGAACTGCCGAACGAGTGCTGCGGCCTTGTCTTCTCAGATAATGAGGGGGACAGCAAAATTTTCGAATGTAGAAACAAATCCTCTAAGCCCACAAAACATTTTGAAATTGATCCTATGGATTATGTATCAGCCTCTAGACTAGGAAAAATCACGGGAACATATCACTCACACCCGAATAGTAATGATGCTTTTTCTGAATTCGATAAACATAATAGTAAAAATCATAATTTAATATATTATTTATATTGTACGTCTAAAAACATTTTTCTAGAATATGACCCAAATCAAGAATTCAATTCTTACGTTGGAAGAACTTTTAAAATCGGCTCAATGGATTGCCTCACCCTAGTCAAAGACTTTTATCTTAATGAATTGTCTATAAAGATAAATGATTATCATAGAGATTGTGACTGGAAGAAAAATTCTAAATTTCTTATCGACGATAACTATGGAAGCGAGGGATTCTCGAAAGTAAGCGGGGACTATAAAAAATATGATTGTCATTTGTTCAAATTCAAAAACGAAGCGTCAGAACACATAGCCATTAATTTGGGAGACGACCTTATTCTCCATCAACCTAGAGATGGGTATTCCAGAATAGAAAAACTTACAGAAAAGCATAAAAAATTTATCAACTTTACAGTTAGGCACAAGGAGTTAGCATGAGCGAATTAGTTAAAGTAACATTACATGGGGTTCTTGGCGAGGAAATCGGCAGTACATGGAGCCTCGCCGTCAACAGCGTGTCCGAAGCAATCCACGCCATAGAAATGAATTCTGGACATAATTTATATAAAACTCTATTAGAAAATGACAAGAAGAATATTCAATATAGGGTTTTAGTAAATCAAAAAGCTATTGTTACTGATAAGTTGTCTACTCAGGAACCAGACAAAATAAGAAACTCCGAACTTTGCATTAATAAAAAGGATATTGAGACAATTGATATTGTCCCAGTTTTAGAGGGGGCTGATTTTGAGAGCCCTTGGATGGGCATATTTTTAGGAGGCATACTTATGCTGGCTGGCTTAGGAATGTTGGGCTTTGCAGCGAACGGAATGTTGCTTATGGCTGGGCTAGGTTTAGTTTTTCAGGGGGTAGCTAACCTTCTGTCCACCCCTCCTAAATTCGAAGATTTTAGAGATATAGAGCAGAACAGTCTTAATAAAAGAGCGTCTTATTTATTTAGCGGCCCCGTTAATACGGTTAATGAGGGCGGCCCAATACCAATATTATATGGAAGGTTGTTCATCGGCTCTCAAGTTATTGGAAGCTCTTATGACCTTTCTTACAAAAAAGCCTCCGAGGCTGGCTCAACAAATACGGGGTAATTTTAATGGCTATTGAAGAAACAGAAGAAGGAATCCTGTCAGGCAGCTATAGAATTTATTCTGTAAGTCAGATAGAGACGATAGACCTCTTAAGCGAGGGAGCTATTGATGGTATAGTTACTAAAGATTATACCTATTCAGGAAATGTCGGAGAGACGGGCTGGGCAGAAGTAACTGCTGGCGATTCTTATAATTTTCTTAGATCAGTTTATTGGAATGAAGTCCCCGTGATGGACACGAGCAATAATTTAAACTTTCAGCAAGTTCTAGTTAAAAACACTAACGGGGAAGCCAATGGAGAGGTAGACGAGTTAGACAAACTAAAAGAAGAGACGAGCAAAACAAGAAATATTTCAGAGAGGCTGAGAGGCCCGACTTGGATAGACGGAGCACCAGCGGCCCCGAATGACGAATTCGCAAAGACTTACAGAGTTCTAAACAAAGACTGTAGCAAGATCCACATAAATATTAAAGTCAGTTCGCTGTCCATGACAGATAGAACACCGGGAAGCGAGGGAGACATAAAAGATCATACCGTCGAGATATTCGTACAGTATAGACCGTTGACTTCTACCCCCAACAAAGTCGCAGCCTTCATAGATCACGGAAACGTGCGAATTCATGGCAAAGTTTCTAGCGCATTCGTACACAAAGAGACAGTCAAATTAATAAGCAATTGGTCTGACGATGAAGATTTCGTAGGGTGGGAGATCAAAGTATTTAGAACCCTTCCTGAGCCGACCACTCTCGACGTCAGGGACGCGACCTTCTTGGATAGTATTACAGAATTTTATCAGTCTAAGTTCTCTTACCCTAATTCAGCAACAGTCGCCCAAAGATTTAACGCTGAATATTTCAGTAGCATTCCGGAAAGAGCATTTGATACCAAAGGCATGAAGGTCAAAATACCTTCAAACTATGACCCGATAAAGAAAACGTATTCTTCTTATTGGGACGGAAAATTTTCAGATGAAACGGCTGGCCCTTACGGCGAAGCAGGAGTTTATTTCACAGATAATCCAGCTTGGTGTTTTTACGACCTTCTTACCAACAAAAGGTATGGCTTAGGTAAATATATAGACAATTCCACCGTTGACAAATGGAACTTATACGAAATAGGAAAATATTGTGACGTAATGGTTTCTGATGGGTTCGGCGGGGTTGAACCTAGGTTTACTTGTAATTTATATATACAGACCAGAGAAGACGCGTTCAAATTAGTAAACGATATGGCCAGCATATTTAGGGGTATCACTTACTACGCCGGGGGCAATATATTCAGTGTCCAAGATTCTGAGAAAAAATCGCTATATACCTTCAACAATGCGAACGTAAAAGACGGAGATTTTAATTATTCTAACAGTAGCAAAAGGGTAAGGCACACCGTGGCCGTTGTTAGGTATAATGATAAATTCAATTTTTATTCGCCAGCGATAGAATACATTGAAGATGTAGACGGTATAAGAAAACATGGTATAAGAGAAGTAGAAATGACAGCCTTCGGCTGTACCAGTAGAGGTCAAGCTATTAGACTCGGACGGTGGGCTTTATTTACTGAGAACATGGAAACCGAAAGTATTAGTTTCACCGCCGGTACAGAGGGGGGATACTTAAAGCCCGGAGATGTTTTCACTGTTTTCGATGCCAACAGAAACACGAACAGGTGGGCTGGTAGATGCAAAATGATAGACATAACCAGCTCTAAAGCTTCGATTGTCTTAGATCAAGATGTTATGCCGATTATGATAACAGATAGGGAGTATAAACTCACTCTGTTAACGCCCACTTATAATTATGATCCGTCCCAAGTAACTGATTTAGATTCTAGGGATTATGAGGACATAAGGAGAAACCAAACCCAAAGTTATCTTTTGACTGGCTCTAGAGTGGGGAACAATAGTATAAAAAGCATGGGCGCGAGTGCGGTTAACACTGGCGAGTACCCTGATCTTAGCGGCCTTTGTAGGGTGGAACTCCATAGCGGGTTTAATAATACTGATTACAATATAAACAAAGATACGATTTGGACTATTGAACCAACCTCCGAAGTATATACTGCGTCGGAATTAGAAGAAGGGATAATCCCAGATAATAAATACAGGGCAATTAGAATAGAAGAAATTGAAGATTCTACTCAATTTAATGTAGCTGGAATAGAATATAGCGAAGCCAAATATTCTGCTATCGAATCAGGATTAAGCTTTGACGACTCAAGAGCATTGATTGTCCCTAATCAGCCGACCGGCATCTTCCCATTAACTCTCAAGTCAGTCACGAAATATACTTCTCTTATTGAATATACGGTGAATCCCCCGGTAAATAATAACGGATTAGCTACATTATTCACTTACGCCAAGCCAGCAGACAAGTGGATCAAAAAAGATTTCGTGGGCAATTACCCGCATTTTAATAATCAAAATTTAAATGATCAAGTTACCGACAGCACCTTGGTTCCCGACGGCAAATGGAGAATCTCTGTTCGAAGACCACAGGATTTCCCCGCGCATTATTTACCTACCGGGGGAGGTAATTATATATTTAGGGCTTTCTCGGCGAACGTCGCAGGTACTCACTCCAACGGTAGTGCTGCGGCATCCATAAACGTCCCCAATGTTGATCCATTAAAAGATGTTAAAATTAAAAATCTCAGAGAATCCGATGATCCAGTGACCGTGAATGAGGCCGGTTCCATGCAGCTCCACAGCAACGACAAGACAGACAATGAATATAGATGGAATACTAGTGTTGCAAGCAATCAAATTAATTTAAATAACTATAATTACAGAATAACTGTAAGAGACCCCGGTAATCATTCAACAATATGGGATCAATACACTGGCTATCAGCCGGGAGGTAACCTATATGCCTCAAAGACCACCGACTCAGTAGCTTGGAGATATGACTTTACTGGCAACGCCGCTACCAGTGCTGGGCCGAAAAGAAAATATATGGTTCGCGTTGAAGCCCACGACGACAAGGGCAACAGTTCTGCTGGAGGATCATTCTCCCCCACGAAAGACTCTAGCTATACCAATAAGGATGGCTACGATCATTACACAATTGATAACCCCAAAATCGATGCGCCTAAATTACAGAATTTAGCCGACAATACAAATGACAGAGTGGTTGTAGAGGGTTCCCTTACACTCGATAAGGAGGTCAAGCTAGTATTCAGAAGAAACACATATACGGATGTGGCAGGAGTTTTTGTTTATGTAAGTAAGAGCCCATTTAGTACAAACGATGTCAAAGGGAAAACCCGGTCTCAAATTAACACAAATATAGAAGTAGTAGAACTGAAACCGTACAGCAACCCCATTGTGTATACGCCTCAAGATTACGACATAAGAAATGCTGACGAATTGTACGTAGCATATAGTCTATACGATGATTGGGACGCGGTTAGGGAAAGCAACGACACCTCTTACAGCCTGATTGCAGACCAATATGTCTCCAATGTCGAGAGACTGAAGAAGGGCACTCAAATAGTGGATGCCGTCGGTGATGGATTTAAGATTTGGCTGCGTATAAATTTAGATGGCAAATGGATCGGGCAGGGCATCGATAGGATTGAAGCTATCGACATGTCAAAAAGCAAACATGCGGGAGTAGAGCTCCCCGATAGATATAAAAATTATGACGGCTTTCAGCAATATTCTTGCTGGCATCAGAATATGTATGTATGGTGGGACTTGGGTTCAGTTTACGGGGCGGCTTACGCTGGATATAAAATTAATTTATATTCCAAAGGAACAGATTTCCAGTATCCCGCTTCTAACGGAATGTGTGAATCCTTTAATGCAGACGGCACTTGCGCGGAGGCTAAAGTAGTCGATTATTTCGCAAATTATTACTGTGGGTATATAGACCCAGCCGAAGGGTATGCAGACCACTGGCGTAGGGGAGGGAAAACAAAATCTGTAGCCACTTCCGCCACGGACGGGGGCGCAAAACTCAGAGCGACCTCAGAAAAAGAGGGCTTCAAAAGATTTAGGGTTTTCCTAGACTCTAAAACTATGCCAGAAACAGAAAACTACGCCGTGCTCGGAGTAAATATTAATAGCCAAGATTACATT